GACGCACAGTTTAACCGAGATGCAGCGCTGCGGGTGTTCAAGCAGCTACGCAAAGCTGGCTACAACCTGATCGAGGGAACGCACGTTGAAGTGAACGTGACGAAGTTGGAGTGGTTGAGCCATGGCAACGTATGAGGAACCGCTGCCCAAGTGGCTGGAGGCAGAGTGGAAAGCAGAGCAAGCAAAGCATGGAGAGATGAATGAATCTGATAGTTTTGACAGTCATGGCGAGCACGAGCGGCACGCCGGATCTCGGCTACGTCGGGCTGTATCGGGACATGGATCAATGCAAGGAGATGCAGGGGATCTACATCAAGCACCTCGATCCTGACGCGATCATGGTCTGTGACCCCGTGACCAAGAAGCAACCCGTGCTGATTCCGCCGCCGAGGCCAGAGGGCCTGCGTGTAGCGCGTCAGCCTGTGCTGATCCCGCCGCCGAGGCCGAGCAAATGACAAGACAAGATGAAGAATATGTCAAGCAGTGCGAGCATATGCGAGCTGAGCTAGCGCGCTATGGCTCTCTGAACGGGCAGTATCGACAGCTAGCCAGCCGTCAGGCGGCTGAGTTGTCTGGCATCAAGGCTGCTGTTGAGCGTGTCATGGAAGACCTGAGGCAGGCACGCCTCTACGAGTATTCTGACAGGCTGCGCGATGCGCTGAAGGGAGAAAGCAAATGACCGAGGCGCAAGTAGAGCGGGCCGTGATCGAGGCGTTCAAAGCGGTCTTTCGGAAGATGCGGGAGGGGAAGCTGTGAGCGACAAGCACGCACAGATGCGAGAGATGGCGCGCGGCCTGATCCGTGACAGCGTGATCGAGGACGCCATCGCGCAGAGGATCGCGCAAATCATCGAGTTCATCCACGAAGATCGCATCAAGCCGCTGGAGGCCAAGCTGGCGAAGGCGGAAGACTTTGTTCGTCGCGTGATACGCTATGCGGGCAACAACGGTGATGATTTTCTTGCCGACAAGGGGCGAGAAGCTCTCTTGGAATTGAGAGGAGAGAACGATGAGTGAAGACCTCAAGCGCGAGATACAAGAACTGCGGCAGCAAGCCACGTTCTGGCAGGAGCGCGCCGAATACTGGCGTGATTTGTGGAGCAGGGCCGCGAACCGGCTGCTGCAAGTGGACCCGGAGTTGTCCGGGCCGATGACGACCAAGGCGGAGGAGATCAGGAAGATCACGCAGGCGTTGAAGAACCCAGACCCGTGGAAGGATGTGTGATGGCAGAGGGCCACTACCTGACAGAAGACAGCGACCCCCGCATCTGCATCATGATGGACCAACATATCTTCGACGCCATCAACGCCCATGCGAACAGATGTCGGGAACCCTTCTCGAATGTAGCCCGTGAACTACTGCGGTGCGCTGTCGAGGACGGGAAGCTGGACGAATACTACCCAAAAACAAGAAGGAGGAGAAACCAATGGTACCGAAACATGTACACATGACATGGCCGACGAAGGAAATAGTTAACAGTCAAGCCACTCTCGTTAACCTTGGCCTGCGCCGAATGATCGACCTGAACCCAGACTGGACAGTGACGATCTACGAAGATGCAGAGATCGACGACTACCTAGAGTTCTACGTTCGCCGCAAAGTCTGGGATGTGATCCGCAACGATCACATCGTGACCAAGACAGACCTGTGGCGGCTCCTCAAGCTGTGCGAAGAGGGTGGAGTTTACTGCGACATAGATCGCATCTGCGACACGCCGCTCGATGTTGCCATTCCAGAGGGCGTGGACTGGGCGCTTCCGACCTGCCTCGACCACGACTTCAGTCAGGACTTCATGGCGACGGCACCCGGCAACCCTGCCTTTGAACTGGCAGTATCTCTCTACATCGACCGCCGCTTGAGCGGGCAGAAAAGTACTTACTATCTCGGGCCACAGACCTACATGCACGCGGTAACAAGGACGCTCACTGGACAGATCATCGACTCAGGCTGCGGGCATTGGGTCATGGGCAAACTGCGCGAACATATCAGGACGATACCTTTTATGGCGACATACCGCGAACAGCCCCCTTACGAAACAATTCTGCACAGAGGCGAAGTAGACCAATCCCTAAGGTCTTACGCAAAATACGACCTACCAGTGGGCGTCAACACAATGCACGAGCAGGCAAAACGCGACCTCTATAAAGAGTTCGGAATGAAACATTGGACGGGGGAGTGGTGATGTACGTCACGTTAGTTACGGGCGGCTTTGATCCGCTGCACGTTGGGCATCTGGACTACCTCAACTCGGCAGCTACGCTCGGGGACAGGCTGATTGTTGGGCTGAACTCGGATGAGTGGCTGATCCGCAAGAAGGGCGCCGCCTTCATGCCACGCAAGGACCGAGCCAACATCATCCGCGCCCTGCGCGTCGTGGACACAGTCCTATTCTTCAACGACGCCGACGACACTGCTTGTCATGCCATTGAGCGTGCGCTGCGGATGTGGCCCGGTGCGCATGTCATCTTCGCCAATGGAGGCGATAGGGGTATTGAGAACACGCCGGAAGGTGAAATGTTCGGGGATCATCCGCGCGTGTCGTTTGCGTTCGATGTGGGCGGAAGCAAGGTAGAGAGCAGCAGCAAGTTGTTGGAAAGGTGGGTGAGCAAATGCAAATCGTAGTTCCGGCCTACAATGTGAAAGCGGATCAGGCGACGCGGTATGAGGCACAGATCGCCGCGATCATGCACATGCACCGAGACAAGGAACTCAACCGGTTCAAGAACGATAAACTGCCACACGCAGCCCCGAAAGCGGGGGCCCACGCAGCTGCGCCGAAACTACCGGAGGGGGAGAAGAAGCTGACGGGGAGCGCACGCGGGCGAGAGAACAACGCTACGGACGAACTTGTCCTTAGGGTGCTGGCTAACAGGGAGATGTCTATCTCCGAAATTGCCGATGCGGTTAACTTTTCGCGGCAACTCGTGCGGCATGTCGTGGACCGACTGCTGTCTCGAAAGGAGATCGCGCGGAGGAACACCCATGATAGAGTGACCCTGTTCTACAAGATAGGAGAACAGGTCCATGTCGAATGACCCGGCATATAAGCCGCTGACAGAAGAGGTGGTCCTAACTATACTTGCCGCGATGCCTCGGTCGTTGACGCCGGGCGACATGGCTAAGCTGTTTGCGCAGTTTCTGCACTCCTACAACATGATCGAGGAGACTCCGGTGATCTTTGCAGTGACGATCCATGTGCTGAACCACACAAGCGACATCCCCGACAACACCATACACTGAGGGAAACATGACCGAGAACGACCGCATAGTGTGGGACTACCTGCTCAAGAACCGGCAGGCCAGCGCCGTGAAGGTAGCAGAGGCCACGGGGGTGTCCCTAACCGAAGTAGAATCAATCATCGCGCGCATAGGGTCGCCGAACTGGAGGGAAGAAGTGAGCAAACCACAGCAACAAGCAAGGCTGCGTATTCTGGCCCGCGCCGCAGAGGTGACGGGGGGAGAACGCCAAGACTCCTACGGCCCCGTGAAGCAGAACCTCCAGCGCATCGCCGACTTGTGGACAGCCTATCTGGACCGAGAAACAGTCATCACAGCAGAAGACGCGGCTTGGATGATGGTTCTGCTGAAGATGGCTCGCTCGGACGCGAGCGGCTACCACGAGGACAATTATATCGACGCTGCGGCATACGCCGGGATAGCGGGGGAGTGCCGGGAGAGCGCCCATGCCGATAGCCAGAGAGGTTAAAGAAGTGTTAGGCACCCTGCCTAACACCTTCCATGTCGTGAAGAAGCGCGACCACTACTTCCTGTACGACGGCACCACGCGAGTTGCATGTGTCGGGAATAACGCGTCTTCTGCGCGGGGCTACCAAACCAAGATGACGCTGCACAGCATACAAAAATATTTGGAGAACAAAGGGGAACGACATGAAGGTGGTAACGCTCGACTTTGAAACCTACTATAGCAAGGATTACTCGCTATCTAAAATCACTACCGAAGAGTATGTGCGCGACCCGCGCTTCCAGATCATCGGCGTCGGGGTGAAGGTAGACGACGCACAGACAGAATGGTTCAGCGGGACGCACCGAGCGATCAAAGACTACCTTGAGAAGTTCGACCTGCCGAACAATGCGGTGCTCGCTCACAACATGATGTTCGACGGGGCTATCCTGTCTTGGCGGTTGGGCATCAAGCCCAAGGTCTACTTCGACACACTCTGCATGGCGCGAGCGGTCCACGGCGTGGAGAAGAGCGCCAGCTTGAAAGCCCTCGCCGAAAGCTACGGGGTGGGGGAGAAGGGCACCGAAGTACTGAACGCCCTAGGTAAGCGCCGTGCAGACTTCACGGCAGAAGAACTCTCAGCCTACGGGCACTACTGCGTCAATGACGTAGACCTGACTTACGACATCTTCACGAGGATGCTGGCGAGCGGGTTCCCGAAGAAGGAACTCAAGTTGATCGACGTGACGCTGCGGATGTTCACCGACCCGCTGTTGGAACTCGACCGCCCGCACTTGGAGCAGCACCTCGACGCCACCGTGAAGATGAAAGAGCAGCTGCTGGTGGACGCAGGGGTAGCGGACAAAGCAGACCTCATGTCCAACCCCAAGTTCGCGCTCATGTTGAACATGCTGGATGTTACTCCACCTGTGAAGATCAGCCCAACGACCGGCAAGGAGACCTTTGCGTTTGCCAAGAACGACGAGGATTTCAAGGCGTTAGCCGAGCATGAGGATGTGCGTGTTCAGACGCTGGTCGCCGCGCGGCTGGGCAACAAGTCCACGTTAGAGGAGACCCGAACGCAGCGGTTCATCGACATCGCCGACCGGGGCAAGCTGCCCGTCCCTGTGCGTTACTATGCCGCGCACACCGGGCGCTGGGGAGGTGATGACAAGATCAACCTCCAGAACTTACCATCTAGAGGACCGAACGCGAAGCAGCTGAAGAAGGCGATCATTGCACCGGACGGATACTCTATCGTCGAGGCAGACTCCGCGCAGATTGAAGCCCGCGTGCTGGCGTGGCTGGCAGAACAGAACGATGTTGTCGCGGCGTTCGCGCAGGGCAAGGACGTTTATAAGAAGATGGCGTCTGCCATCTACGGCGTACCGGAAGAGGCGGTAACCAAGGAGCAGCGGTTCGTCGGCAAGACCACGGTGCTCGGTGCGGGCTACGGCATGGGCGGAGAGAAGTTCAAAGCCGCGCTCAAGACGCAGGGCGTAGACCTGCCCGTGTACGAGACCAAGCGCATCATCGGGATCTACCGGCAGACTAACTACGCCATCAGCAACCTGTGGAAACAGTGTGGGGCCATGCTGCGCTACCTCGTGCGCGGCGATGCGCTGGCGTTTGGGCGTCCCGGCGTTCTGCAGGCGGTGCCGGATGCACCGGGTATATTGCTGCCGTCCGGGTTGATCCTGCGCTACGATGACCTGCAAGAGACCGCCAACGAGAAAGGCGGGGTGGAATACTCCTACCAGACCCGGCAGGGGCGCACTCGTATATACGGCGGCAAAGTCGTAGAGAACGTGTGCCAAGCGGTTGCACGCTGTATCATCGGAGAGCAGATGTTACAGATTGCAAAGAGATACAAAGTTGTGCTAACAGTTCATGACTCTATCGTGTGCTGCGTACCAGACGACGAAGCCCCTGCGGCGAAGGAGTATGTAGAGCAGTGCATGCGCTGGGTGCCTGACTGGGCCGATGGTCTGCCGGTCAACTGTGAGGCCGGGATCGGTAAGAACTACGGAGAAACGGAATGAGACGGTCCATCTACCTCACGAACGACTTATCTCACACGGTGAGTTTGCTTCATTGCCCACTCTGCGGCGGCTACAACCTGCACCAACGCAATGTAGCGGTGTATACAGGCCTGTGCCCTGATTATAACCACGCTCTTGAGCAGGAAATCATTGTGTTTGAGAACGGGACGGTGGAGGGTACGTTTGTTAAACGCGAATATCTCCGAAACCCATCTTCTCGCCGAGATGGTATTCGCATAAGCATGATGTGCGAACATTGCTCGGGGGACCCCGCAAACCCCGAGGATGCCGTTCCCGACCTGCTAATCTACCAACACAAAGGTAGTACCCATATCGAGTGGGATAGCAATAACTTAATACCTAACGCTAGCTTTTGTCTCGAGGCTAAGGACGGTTTGTGACATGAGCAAAGCGGGGGCTTGGTCCTTCAGTCGCATCAAAGCATTCGAGAACTGCCCTAAGCAGTTCTACCATGTGAACGTGTTGCGGCAGTACCCCGTCGCTGAGACGGAGGCCATGCGCTACGGCACCGAGTTCCACAAAGCCTGCGAGGAGTTCATACGGGACGACGTGCCCGTGCCCCCACAGTTCGCGTTCATGGCCGACGCGCTTGCTACACTGAAAGCGCTGCCGGGGGAGAAGTACTGCGAGTTGAAGCTGGGGTTGAACGCCGACCTCGTGCCGGTGGACTTCTCTACCAAGAGCGTGTGGTTTCGAGGCATCGTCGACCTGCTCATCATCGACGGCGACGCTGCACGGATCATAGACTACAAGACCGGGAAGAGCGCCAAATACGCCGACGCAGGGCAGCTGCAACTGATGGCGCTGGCGGTGTTCAAGCACTTCCCGCAAGTGAAGAAGGTGAAGGCAGGGCTGCTGTTTGTGATCGCCAACACCTTTGTGAAGCAGGAGTTCGACGTCAAGGATGAGGCTGTTCTGTGGAGTCCGTGGATCAAGAAATACGCGGCGTTAGAGAAGGCGCATGAGACTGGCGTGTGGAATCCTCGCCCGTCTGGGCTTTGTAAGAGGCACTGCCCTGTGGTAGAATGTGAGCACAACGGCCTCAACAGGTAGTCCAATGGCGTACAAGAACCCCGAGCGTGATCGCCCTTACAAGCGTGAGTACCAGCTGCAGCAGGCTCGGGGAGAGCACGAAGACCGGATGGAACGGCAGCGTGCAAGGAACGAGTTCGACAAGAAGAACGGAAAGAGCGCCCGCAAGGGCAAAGACCTAGCGCACAAGAAGCCTCTTGCTCGTGGCGGGAGCAACGGGGACGGTGTTCGCTTGGAGAGTCCATCGAAGAACCGCGCGGCTGGCGGTGCTATGAGCAAGCCGACCAAAAGAAAGCGTTAGGGACAACCCTAACAACTGGAGAACGACATGCAGATTGTAGACAATCTTGCGCTCCTGCTTAGGCTGCGCAACCCAAAACAAGTCACCACAATAATCCCCAAGAGTAAGCAGCTAGAAACCAACGAGGTTGCTGTCTACTGGGGTGTCAACGAAGCGCAGACCCTGCGCGCGATGAACATCAAGGCCCCCTCTCCTATCGAGGGGCGCTACGATTGGCCGGGCAAGTTCAAGCCCATGTCGCACCAGCGCACGACGTCATCCTTCCTGACGCTCAACAAGCGCGCGTTCTGTTTCAACGAGCAGGGCACGGGCAAGACTGCCTCGGCTATCTGGGCAGCAGACTTCCTGATGAAGCAGAAAGTCATCAAGCGCGCGCTGGTGATCTGCCCCATCTCTATTATGGACAGCGCATGGCGGGCGGACTTGTTCAGCTTCGCGATGCACCGAACCGTCAACGTCGCGCATGGTAGTGCCGAGAAGCGCAAGAAGATCATCGCACAGCGGCCCGACTTCCTCATCATCAACTACGACGGCGTGGAAATCGTGCGGGACGAGATCGAGGCTGCAGGATACGACCTCATCATCGTGGACGAGGCGACGCACTACAAGAACGCACAAAGCAAGCGGTGGAAGGTGCTGAACTCTCTGGTTAAACCAGACACTTGGCTGTGGATGATGACGGGCACACCGGCAGCGCAGGGGCCAGAAGATGCCTACGGCCTAGCCAAGCTGGTGAACCCGACAGCGGTGCCGCGCTTCTTTGGGTCGTGGCGCGACATGGTGATGTACAAGGTCACCCAATTCAAATGGAAACCGAAAGACACAGCTACTGACCTAGTACACCGCGCACTGCAGCCCGCCATTCGCTTCACCAAGGACGAGTGCCTAGACCTGCCAGACATGCTCTACGTCAAACGCGCTGTGGCACTGACCAAGCAGCAAGAGCAGTACTACATGAAACTCAAGCAGCAGATGGTCATGGAAGTGGCGGGCGAGCCAGTCACCGCTGTGAACGCTGCGGTGAACATGAACAAACTGCTACAGATCAGCGCAGGGGCGGTCTACACCGATGACGGCGAGGCGGTAGAGTTCGACATCAAGAACCGCTACGACGTGCTGAAAGAGGTCATCGACGAGAGCAGCCAGAAGGTGCTCGTGTTTGTTCCGTTCAAGCATGTCATCGACGTGCTCACCAACAAGCTGAAAGCAGACGGCATAACGACAGAAGTCATCCGGGGCGATGTAAGCGCCGGTGCGCGTACGGACATCTTCCACCGGTTCCAAACAACCCCAGACCCGAAGGTGCTGGTCATCCAGCCGCAGGCGGCGGCGCATGGCGTGACACTCACCGCAGCAAACACGGTCGTCTGGTGGGCACCGACACCATCGCTGGAGACCTACGCGCAGGCCAACGCGCGCGTGCACCGCACGGGGCAGAAGCACAAATGCACTGTGGTGCAGCTGCAGGGGTCAGGCGTAGAGCGGCGCGTATACTCGCTGCTTGATGACAAAATTGACGTCCACACAAAACTTATCGAGCTTTACGCTAATATGCTTGACTAGCTAACCAGATGCGAATATACCGCATCAAATAACAAGAGAGGAGAACAGTATGACCACTGATGCGCCCGATGTGGCGGAGCATGAACCCGTGCCGGTAGAGAAGCTGACGCGGATCTTCATCAAGATCAGGGACAGGCGGACCGCGCTCAAGGAAGAGTTTGAGGCGGAAGACACCAAGCTGCAAGCGCAGCAAGAGGCCATCAAGAGCGAACTGCTGGAGTACTGTAAGACGCATGGTGTGGAGAGCGTGCGAACGGAATCGGGCGTCTTCTACCGCACCGTCAAGACGCGGTACTGGACAAACGATTGGGAGTCGATGCACCAATTCGTCCTCGACCACCAAGTGCCTGAGTTCTTCGAGAAGCGGCTCAACCAGACCGCCGTGCGGCAGTTCATCGAAGACAATCCCGACCTGCATCCTCCGGGTCTCAACGCAAACTCGGAGTATGTGATAACCATAAGGAAGAAGTGATGACTCCCCTTGTAACCATCGAAGACCTCGCCAAACATCTCAACGTGTCCGTGTCCACAGCGCGGTCATGGGTGCGGCAAGGGCACATCCCGAAAGACTCCTACATCAAGATCGGTAACACTTACCGGTTTGAACTGGACAAAGTAGTGGCTGGCCTAACCACAGCCCCTAAGCAACTTGAGCTCGACCTAGACAACTGAGGAGAACTACCATGGGTGAAATGACCCTCTTTGGCGGCAACAACCCGCTTGTGAACAGCGACCTCTTCAAGGCGCTGAAGGACATGAACAAGACCCTCTCCGGTGGCGGCGGGGGCGGCGGCAAGCGTATCTCCCTCAAGGGACGGCGCTTCCGTATGATCGTCAACGGCGAGCAAGTGTCTGTATCCAAGGAAGACAGCATGAACATCGTCGTGGTCAACGCTGCCAAGGTGTCGCGCACCTACTACGAGGGCACCTACGACCCGAACAATCCGACAGCGCCGACCTGCTGGTCTACGGATACGCGCACTCCTGCGCCGGAAGTACCGGCGGAGCAGCGCAAGGCCGCGTCCTGTGCATCCTGCCCGATGAACATCAAGGGGTCTGGGCAGGGCGAGAGCCGTGCGTGCCGCTTCAACCAGCGTCTGGCTATCACGTTAGAGGGCAAGCCTAACGAGGTGTATCAACTGCAACTGCCCGCGACGTCTATCTTTGGCGAAGCCAAGGGCGACAAGATGGGTATGCAGGCGTACGCCAAGTTCATCGACGCGCACGATACTCCGATGATCGCGGTGCTGACGCAGATGTACTTCGACGAGGATGCTGAGCAGCCGAAGCTGTTCTTCAAGCCGGTGCGTGCGCTGACTGAGGCGGAGTTCCACGCCGCTGTGGAAGCCAAGGACTCGCCCGAGGCGCTTTCCGCCATCACGCTGACTGTGGCGCAGACGGACGGCGTGCAGAAGAAGACTTCTGCTGGTGGCACCGAGTCCTACAACCCGAAGAAGGACGCCATCAAGATCGTCGATGCGGACGAGGACGAGGAAGTGGAAGCACCAAAGAAGGTCGCTACCACCAAGGAAGCCAAGCCCGCGCCGAAGGCAAGCCTCAACACGCTTGTTTCTGAGTGGGACGACGAGTAACGTCGGCTTCTCCCTGCGGCGGGGCACAAGAAAAATCAGCCCCGCCGCTACCCTTTTCTCAATGAGTGGCGGCTCATGGACACATCTACTTTCCTACAGGGAGTACTCGGCACAGAGGGTCACTACTGTGTCTGGGCGCTCAAAGAGCAGCGTATGGTGCAGAAGTTCTACGGCACCATAGACGAGTTAGAGCATGCAGCTAACAACCTAAACGAGAACGGCTTCGACACCTACTACGCACTCGCTACTTTCGACGAGGCGGGGTCACGCGAAGCCGATAACGTCAGGCAGCTGCGTGCGTTCTTCATGGACTTGGACTGCGGCGTGCACCTCAAGAAGGGCACACCAAAAGACTTTCCAGATCAGTCTACGGCCATCGCGCAGCTGCGTGCGTTCTGCAAGACGGCAAACCTGCCGCGCCCTACGATGGTCAACTCTGGCTACGGCGTGCATGTCTACTGGCCGCTGACCGAGCCGGTGTCCTTGGTGGAGTGGCTTCCCGTCGCCGAGCGGCTCAAGGCACTGGCGAACTTCCACGGGTTCAAGGCCGACAAGAACGTCACCGCCGATGCTGCCCGCGTACTGCGCGTGCCGGGTACGAGCAACCACAAGGGCGACACGCCTGCGCCTGTCACGGTGCTGGGGATATCCGATCACGAGCCCGTGTCATTCGAAACATTCGCAGCGCGCGTCAACGCCGCTGACCTCCCTACAAAACCAGTTTCTACGAACAAGTTTACGCCCCGCCCTGCGCACAGCGCGATGATGGACGCGCTGATCGGCAAGCGTGAAGCACGCTTCAAGACGATCCTCGAAAAGACCGCCGAGGGTAAAGGCTGCGCACAGCTGGCGTACATCATCCAAGAACAAGCCACGATGGAAGAGCCCATGTGGCGCGCGGGGCTGTCGATTGCGGCGTTCTGTTCGGACGGCGCTAAGGCTGCGCGGATCATGTCCGAGGGCTACCCCGAGTATGACTCGGAGGAGATGCAGTACAAGCTGAGCCGCATCAAAGGGCCGTATCTCTGCACGCGGTTCGACGAGTACAACCCCGGCGTCTGCGTCAGCTGCCCGCACTGGAACAAGATTAAGTCGCCCATCGTCCTAGGGCACCAGTACAGGGAGGCCACCGAGGAAGAGAACACGGTGGTCGTACCGAGCGCAGAACCAGACAAGCCCGCGCAGGTCTACCAGATACCCCCATACCCGAAGCCTTACTTCCGTGGCGCGGGAGGCGGTGTGTTCCTACGGCAAACGGACGAGGATGGCGAAGTCATTGAACGCTGCATCCATGTCCACGATCTCTATGTCGTGAAGCGGATCATAGACCCAGAGACAGGCGACTCGATGCTGTTTCGGCTGCATCTGCCAAGAGACGGGGTTCGGGAGTTCGTCATCCCTAACCATGTCGGGACATCGAAGGACAAGTTCCGCGAGGCGATATCGTCTGCAGGTATATACGCACTAGGAAACGAAGTGGATGCACTGATGAGATACACACAAGCATGGGTGAATGAGTTGCAGCACACTACCACTGCGGAACTAGCACACCGGCAATTCGGTTGGATCGACGACAAACTCTCTGGGTTCGTGCTGGGCAGCAAGGTGCTTTACGCCGACCGCAGCGAGTACAACGCCCCTGCGGCAAATACGCGCGCCACCATAGGCGCGTTCAGTAGTAAAGGGACACTTGACGACTGGAAGCGAACCATCGCTTTCTACGACCGCCCCGGCTTCGAGCTACATCAGTTCGTCGTCTGCGCTGGGTTCGGAAGCGCCCTAATCCAGTTCACGCCCGTGCACGGGTCGCTCATCCACCTGTGGAGCAAGGACTCTGGGTTCGGCAAGACACACGCGCTCTACTCGGCGATGTCCATATGGGGGAACCCAGAGCAGCTGATGCTCAAGCACGACGACACCTACGTCTCCAAAATGAACCGTGCAGAAGTCTACAGAAGCGTGCCGGTCTGCATGGACGAGATCACCAACATCAAGCCTACCGATGCGTCAGAACTTATCTACCAAGCCACCAGCGGGCAGCAGCGCAACCGCATGTCGAGCGGCTCCAACAATGAGCGGTATCGTGGCGATCCTTGGAAGCTGCTCTTCATAACCACGGGCAACACGAGCCTCATCGACAAGGTCAGCCTAGCCAAGGCCATGCCCCGCGCAGAGGCGCAGCGCGTCATCGAGATGGAAGCAACGAGGCTCTTCCACGGCGCGGTGGACAAAGAACTCACAGACAAGTTCAGTCTCGACATTCTGAACAACTACGGCACCGCAGGAGAAGTGTTCATCCAGTTCGTGCTGAACAACGTAGAAGCAGTGCGCGAACTAGTGCGGCAGTGCCAGAAGAACATCGACGTGCGTGCGCAACTCAGTTCTGACAACCGGTTCTGGTCTGCTGTGTGCGCCGCTACGATAGCCGCAGCGAGCATCTGCAAGCAGCTTGGGCTGCTCACCTACGACGTCAAGAACCTCACCGACTACACGATCAACACGATCATCCGCACAAACCAAGCAGCGGCGGGCGCGTTGAAGCTGTCGGCGGCTGACCTCGTGACCCAGTATGTCTACGAGAACTGGGGCAAGGTACTGCAGATCAAGTCTACGATTGACCGGCGCGGGAAGAACAACAACGGCATCGACGAACTTGTGGTGCCGGATCACCAGCCGCGTGTAGATATCGTGGGCCGCTACGAGACAGACCTTAAACAGCTGTACCTCGTTATTAAACCTTTCCGCGTTTGGCTTGCAGAACAGCAGATCAACTTTGCCTCGGTGTACGAAGAGCTACGCACCACCCTGCAGGCCAACAAGTTGAAGATGCGGATAACCAAAGGCACCCACATGAACCTGCCCGCTACCGATGTAGTGATGGCGAAGATAGCGTTGGAAGACCCCACCGATGCCGGTGCATCTACTTGACGACATCTGCCCCGACGGAGTGCGCATCGTCGTGCCGTGGAAAGATATCCATCCGGGCATGTCGGTGTTCATCCCGTGCATCAACTCGGTGCTGGCTAAACGGCAGATCGCAGAGATTGCCGAACGGCACCAGATGAAGCTCAAATGCTTCGTCCGGGTAGAAAACAACAATTTGGGCTTACGCGTATGGAGAACCGCATGATATAGTGCGCCTGACAGTGCGAGAGCGCCGCCTGCTCGTCTCCTGTCGTTCTCCTCACTGGACCCCCGCCTCGGCGGGGGTCTTTTTTATTGGAACAGCTGGAATCCCCGGTCGTACATATCCTCTAGGTCGTTTAGGGCGTCCCTAACTCCGGGGGCCAAAGACACGCCGCTGGACATTTCTTTTGTCGTCCGCAGGTGCGACTTCAGCGAGCGCTCAAGGTAGTCGCGGTCTATGACGGAGTTGGGGAACCGTTCACGCATGCTTTCGTTGAACGCTTGGATGTCCTCCAGCACTGCACGCGCTTCCTCGACATCACCGACACGCAGAGCGAGGTAGTACCGCTTGCTAAGCTGCTGGCGCTTGGCCGCGACGTTCTTGTCGATACGGACCTTCATCTGGTTCAAGTCTTGCTGAAGGCTGACCTCGTTAGGCCGGAAGCCTAAAGCCTGCCCGAGAAGATCAGATGCACCAAGATCACCCGTGATGATGTCGCCGCGCCGCGTCTCCACGCTGCTGTTGTCGTGCGCAAACCGAAGGGACTTCATGGCATTGCGGATCGCAGCGGGCATTGTGTTCTCTAGGCCGCGCACCATGTCGCCTTCCCCGCCGGTCATGGCGCGATACATCTCGGCGACACCGGTACCAAACTGCGACATCGTGGACCAAGCAGGGCCACCGAGGGCTGCAACGATGCTCTCCTCCGCGCTCGGGTCTGTGTTGTACCGATTGTCGCGGATGAGTAGCCCGGTCAGGCCGATACGCGAGGAGATGTCGAGCCCGGTGGCCTCAGTCAGCATGCCCTTGTAGATACCTTCGCCGAGGTAGCGGCGTGCGATCATATCGGCGTTTTCTTCGTCGTCGCCGAGGAACGCGTCCATCACCGTGCTGAAGATGCCATAGAGCGGCACACCAGACACACCGGCAAGCAGGCCGACAGACATCTGGATACCAACCAGCTGCTTGAAGGCGGCGTTACGCAGCGCGACACGCTCCGGGTCTCCACCGGGGAACATGTTGTTGACGAGTTGCCGGGCCAGTTTGGCCTGAAGATAGGCGATAGTCAGGCCGTAGTTCTTGAACATCAACGCAACGCGCCCGATGCCCTTCTGCGCCAGACGCGGCGCAGTGACGAGTGTAGAGCCACCGTTAGTCTCGGTCGCTTGGTAGATCGCACGCTCAGCCGCGAGTGCTTGTTTCTGCTCAGGCGACAGCCCCTGCTCTCTCGGACCCGGACGCTGGTTGAGACGCGCAAGCTCCAGTTTGTAGGCCGCAACGAGCGTCACCTGCCGGTTGAACCGCTCGACGTTGTGGAACATGGCACCGCTGGCAGCGTTCACTTTGTCCAGCGTGGTGCGTGCGCGGCCTACATCCTCGACCCCGATGCTGTCGTAGAAGACAGACCGGTTAAGCTGCCCGTTCTTTGACGCAAGCTCCACGAGGGGCCTAAGCTGCTCCAACTCTGCGCGCATGTTCTGCGGCACATTGTCGCGCAGCACGAAGTTACCCGCTGCATCGAGCGTGAAGTAGTTGTCGATGGACGGCATCGACCGCACGGTCGTCGTGTTCTGCCCCATGTACTCTGTGGGGAGCCGAAGCTCCTGCGAGAACCCACTGTTAGTATAGAGCTTGAACGCATCTGCCATAGCCGTAGCAGTGGCCCGTAAGCCGTATTTCCCGGCTAGATACGGGTAGGCAACCGTAGGCAGAGACGAGAGGTTAACAGCCGCAGACGATACGTTACCCCCGATGGTGAAGGTAAACGCAAACTTGTTTGCAGCTTGAAAGGCTCTGTTCCATGCGTCCGCAGGCGGGTTAACCGCAAACTCGGCGCGGTCGAGCAGTTCCGCGATAACCGCCAGCTTGTTCTCGTCCGCAGACTTTTTAGCCTGCTCGCGGATGTCGTTTGCAGCGCGGCGGATACTAGCGGAGTACTTGAACCGCGTAGCCTGCCGCCCGAGGCTGTACGCCTTCTGCTTGAACGCGCCGTAGGCATCGCGGTCAAAGCCCGCAGTGTTGTTGCGTTTCTGCAGCGATTTGGCGAAAGACGTCTCGGGCAGCGCCTCGATGAACAGCCGAGTGATGTCCCGCTGGATAGAGTCAATCGTTTGCTGCTGGGCACCGGCAGCTGTCATACGCTCGCGAAGGATTTTCAGCGTGTCTGCGACGAACATGGAGTCCGGTGCACGGCTGTAATCCACGAAATCCATGGCGTTGTAGGCCGTATAGTTTACCGCACCCGTGCTTGTCTTCACCACGTTAGGGTCAGCGGCTAACTCGGAGATCATGCGCGTCCGGGCGTTTGGCGACTCGAACGCCATCTTGACCCGTTCTGTCGTGTTAGTTTTGGGGTCGAACGCATCGAACTCCAACCAGAAATCGCCTTTACGCGTGAGCGGGAAGTACGGCTCGATCTGGTTGAAATCGAAAAACTTGGATGTGATTTTGGCCTTCAGCTCTTTTGCAGCGGTGGTCTCGCTGCCCAGAGCGTCGTCGATCCGCCCGAAGAGTGCGTCCTTTAGCCGCATGTATTGCTGGCGGTAGGTCTCCCGCATGAGGTTGTAGATACCCTGACCGGGCGCGGCGAGCGCCGCCCAGTCTTTCTGCATGTCCCGATAGACCTTCATCTTGTCCGAGTTCTTGCCGTATTTGTCTTCGGCTTGCTTGAGCGTCAGGCTCGGGTCAACCTGATTGACCGTGCTCGTGTAGATGACGTTGTCCAGTGTACCTTTGAGCGACGGGTTCTTCTTCAGCCACTCGGTCATCACCTTGAGAACAGCGTCCACTTCGCCGTCAGATTGGATCGAGGCAGAGTCGCCCTCGCGGATGACCCGCTCCAGTGTATCGACACCTTTGATGCCGTAGTGTTCGGCGATGTCCCTAACGGGCTGCATACCCATGAAGCCGAGGATGATGCGCTTGCCCGTGCTGGACGCACCGGCCAAGACCTGCGATGCGGAGTCGCCAAAGTCCCGTGCAAACTCCTTTGTGGCTTTCGGGAACGCGCCGTCGATCTCGGCGATAGTATTGAGGACCGCAGACACCCCCGACGGGGTATTGAGCCGGTAGAGCATACCGCCAGTCCGCGCCTCGGGCACCGGGGCCATGATGGCCCGCGTGTAGAAGTCCACCGCGTCGAGCGCGCTGCTCAGCGGCTTCTGCGGCATCCCGAGTATACGGCGTACGAAGTTGGCAATCGTGTTGCCGAGCTTGTCGAGGACCGAGTACCGCCGCCCCTTGGGATGCAGCATGCCGAGTTCGCTCTGGAACTTGGGGTTTGTCATGGCCTCGGCGATAAACTCGTCGAGGCTGCGCGCCGCGTTGATGTCCTTCAGGAGCGGGCGTGCTTCGTCGAAGATTTTCTTCAGCTGCTGTGCGTAGGGGTTGTTAGGATCACGCACCTGCGCGGCGGTAGCCGCGTGCAGCATCTCGTGCAGCAGCGTGGTCGGCGTGAGTCCCGTGTCGGCGTCCAGATAGATCGTGTTAGTGCTCATATCGAACGCGCCGTAGGTGCGAAGCTCGGGGTTTGTCCTCCCAAAAAACGCATCCAAGTCGCTGACAACCTCGACTGTTACACCTTCGGTAAACGCCGAAAGCTGTGCGGCAGTGCGAGCAATGCGCTTGTTTGCCGCGTAGAAGGCCAGCATACGCAGGGCAGTGCGCAGGTCTCCGTTCATGAGCGGCTTGGCTACTGCAGGATGCAGCGGGGCATCGAGGTCGGCGTACTCGTCGGCCAGCCGGGGTATCAGCCCTTTCTTCTTCCACTTGGCGAAGAGCGCGTCCACAGCGGCGCTGTCCTCCGCCGACTGCCGTGCCGTACGCGCAGCTTCGTCCGCCTGCCGCACAGCCTCGGGCACTTTCGGCTTTGCACGGACCTCGGCTTCTCTTTTGGCGGTACGCCGTTCCGCTTCCCGCGCTTCGCGGAATGCTTCAGACGATAGCCTTTCGCGCGCGCCCTCGGTCTCTTGCTTGAACGCAAGCTCGGCCTCGCGGCGCACGGCGGCTTCTCCGCCTGTAACTCCTTCTTTTTCCACCTGTTTTGCTACATCGGTTTCACCCTGCACTTTCGGTGCACGGGCTTCAGCCGAGGATACGGAGTAACCCAACGATTTTTTCAACGCCCGCTGCGCTTGGGGCGACAGGTTCTTATTTACCCACGCCGCCGCTTTTTCCCCGCTGCTCGCGCTAAGACCCTCGAAGAACGCTTTCTCTGCGGGTGTAGCATCGCGGAACTCGGGCAACAGGCCGTCTGTTTCCTCGACGACAGTGTCTTCAGGCAGCAGGCCCTCTTCGTCGGCCTTAGTAAAGTCTCCGCCAGTAAGTTTGCTCGGTATCTTGTTTGCGCCTTTGCGCTTCTTGTTAACCTTGGCAATCGCGGCGTCCGCAGCAATCCAGTCAATCGCGTCGATGGGCCGCGCGAACCGCGAGAAATACCGCTTGGCAGCGCCAGCAGTCCCCCTATCGGTCTTGCTTTTGAGCAGCGCGATGATAGCCCGCTTGTCCGCACTTGTAGTGGGGTCGTCCACGACGAGATTGTCTGGCGTCGAGAAGTCCTTAGTAAGCTCGTCGATGTTGGGGGCGTCGGTTTCGGCCATCCACGCAGCGTGCATGGCGTTCAGTTCGGCTTGCGCCACTGCGTTTGCGGTGCTTTCGCCCTCTGCGATAGCCGCAGTTTCTTCTGCCGTAAACGTAGCAAACCGCGAAGGCGCTTCCGGCTCAGCCGGGGCGCTGGGTGCGGCGGGCGCGGGAGCCGGTTCAACGATGGCCTCATCCCCCGGACGGAAGAACGGGCGACTTGTTGCCTGCAACGTGGCTGGGTCAACGCGCACGCGCGCACCGGGGATAAGTTGCCGCGTCAGCGGACGATCCGGGCCTTCAAACACAACCGGCTCAGGCGGTGCACGGAGATAGGCTTCGATGTTAGACCGCACCGGGGCAGACTTGGTCTTGCCGCCGAACTCACGCAGCGCGGCGTCAAACTCGGCTTTGGTCTTGATCTTGTCCGTGTTGGTACGCTGATAGACCGCCGTGCCCTTGGGCACACCCATGCTGACAAGACGCTCTAGCGCAGCGGCCTTATCAAACGGCGCGGGGGCAGGAGCCGGGGCGGGGGCAGGGGTAGGAGTGGGAGCAGGAGTGGGAGTAGCTTTACGAAACCCTATCGGTTCTAGTGCATACGCTAGCAGCTCTTCATCTGTTTTATTGGCTGCAAAGTCGGGGACGTAGTTTGACGTGCTATCGTCTGTGATTATCGCAGCACTACCGTCTGGCGCGCGTACGACGCGGGCAGAAAAAGAACCTGCGTCTTCTGTGTCTACAGCGTATTGCTTAGACGTAATACCCAGTTTTTTTGGCTTAGGAGCGACTTCAGGCGCGGCCTCGGGAGCAGCAGCGACTCCGGGCGCGGGAGCAGTGACCTCAGGCACAGCGGGCGCTTCAGGCGCAGGGACTTCAGGCGCGACGGGCTCTTCGGGCGGCGGCGCAACGACAGCGGCGGGAGCCTCTGCCTTCTTCTCTTTCTTGCCCTCCGCTGCTTTCGGCGCAGCTTCAGGTGCGGCAGCAGCCTCGGGTGCAGGTGCAGCCGGGAATATCATCTTACCCGAAGCGCGGTCGAACGAGACTAGCCCGAGAGACTCAAGCTGACGGACACGGTTCTGCAGTTCGGGGTACTTGATGCCGAGCGCCTGCGAAGCCTTACCGTACTCACCGCCTGTAGCGCGCAGTGCCTCTATAGTAGCAGGGATGTCGAACTCTTCAGAGACAACAGGGGCACCCACTGCAGGAGCGGGAGCAGGAATAGGAGTAGGGGCAGGTGCCCCAGCGGTGGGAGGGACCGCTGGGGCTGGACCAGCGGCGGGGGGAGGGACCGCTGGAACGGGTGGAGAAGGCGGAGCGGGGGGCGCAGCTTCAGGCGCAGCTTCTGCTTCAACTTCAGGCGCAGCCTCGGCTTCAACTTCAGGCGCAGCTTCTGCTTCCGGCGTTGTAGTGGGCGCAGCGGGCGTAGCAGCAGGGGGTGTAGTAGCGGGAGGAGTAGTAGCAGCTGCGCCGCGCTGACGCGGAAGGGCAAGGTCGAGAAGCGCCTGCACAAATGCGCCGACACCAGCGCCGTAGCCTAGTGACTCGCCAGTACCGGTGAAGATACCCAGCTCGGGGTTATATACCTTCTGCTCAATAAGGTTTTGCGCGAGGTTAGTCGCGGCTTCTTGCGCACCTTCGGTACCACCGGAAATAGAGGCACGCTTGATTCGGTCGATGATCGCGCCCGTCGTCGGACGCCCAAGAGCCTTTATGACACCAAGGGTAAGAAGGTCTGCCGAGCCAACAGCGCCGCCCCCTAGTGTGGATATAAACCGCTCCCCTTCGGTAGCACCTGCCGCACGGGCGCGCTCAGAGGCTTCGCCTGCGCCCATACCAACGGCCAACATGCCAGCGGCCTTCGCGCCAATGCGCGGTAGTATGCTCGCACCGCCAAGCGCGCCGAAAGAACCGAGAGCCTCGCCAAACTTTCCAGCTACCGTATCTTCCAGACCGACATCGGCCTGCGGCTTCAACCCATACGCGGTGCCCCGGATAAACTCACGCGCAGTATCGTCTAAACCCGGCGCTAGCAACGAGGCTAACCCGAGCGCACCGGTCTCCAGCGCACCGACCGCACCGCGCGCGACGCCCTTGGGGAACTCGCCAAGGTAGTTGAGGATACCCTCACCTTCGTCTGTAAGCTGCCTACCGAACCGGGCTTCATACTCGCGGGCACGCCGGGTATCTTCTTGGTTGACAAAAGCGTCAATCTCCATCCGCTCGTCAACAGTAGGCTCGTCCCCGGCGATCCGTATCCTATAGTTACGCCCCGTGTACGGACCCGGTACAGATATGGTACCCATGTGCGCCTCTCGTTAGCTTGCGCGTGCAGCAGACGTAGCAAAGTCCTCGCCGCCAGTGTCACCACCGCCTACACCGTACAACTCACCCATAAGGCTGTTGATCTGCGCGGTCAGCGCTTCCCACTGCCCCAGCCTCTCGTCGGTGGGAGGATTACCCATCGGGTCTTCCAACCCTTTGCGAAGCTCTATAAGCGCAGTTAATTCTCCTGCTGCATCACTCCGCATCTGCCGCGCCAAAGTAGCCGCTTGATATGGTGTAAGACCCTTACCCTGCGCCGCCGCAGCCAGCTTAGCCCGGTTAAGCCGAGTGCTCTCCTGCAGTGCCAGCAGTTCCAGACGATCCTTGTCGTACTGCGCGCGGCCTTCTTGAAACTGCTTGAGGCCAGCTGCACCGGCTTCGCCGAGCGCACCGGCAAACGTCGGTTGACGCGACCCCATAAGTGCAAGGCCGGTCTGGGCCAGCGCCAGCCATTTGTCCTGCTCGGCACGCTTCTCGCGCTGCTGAAGAAGGTTGGCGATCTCGCTCTCGAAGGGGGACATGGCACCGACGAGCCCTGCGGGAGGAGCGCGCTTCGCGGGAGGAGCAGTGGGAGCACCGGAGGGAGTAACAGAGGGGCGAGGAGGGGGTATGGGCACGGAGTCGCGGGGAAGTAACAACGCCTCAATGCCGCCTTCCGGCAACGCGATATTAGAGCCTTCGGTTGTTAACGGTTGTGGCAGTGGGGCTTCCGGGTGGATATACAACGGGTCGCGCGGATACTGCCCTTCTTCCCCCGTATAGGTAGATACGACAGGGTCAAAGGCACTCGTGAAGGGCAGCATCTCGCGGCGAGCAGCTGCGGCCAGCGCTTCTTCTTCGCGCCTACGCCGCTCAGCCTCGGTTACGTCAAACATGGCAGCGGCGGCTTCTTGGCCGCGCGTTGTGTCACCGAGACCGGCAGCTAGGGGAAGATTTTGTGCGCCGGTAAGCGCACGCGGAACATCTTGAGGAGCAGCTGCAATAGCCGGGGGAGTGAGCGCAGCGAGTTGGGGCATAGTAGGCGCACGCATAACCGCCGGCGCTGCGCCCGGTGAAGGCATGAATGCGCTACCAACGTCGGTAAAAACGTCGGGTTGCATTCCTTGCACATCGAACAGAAACGCAGCTGCGCGACGACGACGTTCGGCCTCTTGAGACGCGCCGACAGTGTTAGCACCAGCGCGCCCGCCACGAACATCTTCCGCCATCTGTGCGCGAGCTATCTCACGCTCCATCTCTGCAGGGAGTGCAGTAGGGTCTGGGAAAAGGAATCTATCATCGGCAGCAGCCCGACGACGGTTTTCGCCCTCTATAAAAGCATCAAGGGTGCTAGCACCAGCGCGCCCGCCACGAACGTCCTCTGCCATCTGCGCGCGAGCCATCTCGCGCTCCATCTCTGCGGGGAGCGCAGTGTATATGTCGCCGGTTCTGTATGAAGCAGATGGGATATCCGGCTTTTCAGCCGTAGTGCTACCCCCTACGGGCAAGGGGATAGGACCGGGCACAGCGGGTACATCGACACCACTACGGAACGCACGGGGTCTACTTTGGTATACTTGCGCGAGTGTACGCCGCAACGGCTTAGCAGAAATGCCGGGCGCAGTAACCATCGCGCTCGGCGGCGCAAGAACGTCGAGCAGTTCAGGGTAGTTCTCAATCATGCGCTGCGCGTCTTCGACAGTAATGCCGAACATATTCGCAATCTGCATGATGCGCGGGTTGCTGGTGCGCGTACCCACCCTAGCACTTGTGCTGCGCTCTACATTGCGCTGCGCCCGCTCAAGATCAGCAATACCGCCCCGCTGCATCTTCTGCACATACCCGCCAGATGCCATCTGCTGAACGGGGGCCTGCGGCATAGCGCCGGTGTTCTGTGCCATGTCAGTGTTGGGAGCCATGGCGCGGGAGATGCCTGCGATGCCCTCCTGCGGGACACCCGCTCCGGTCACAGCGTCTTGAGCGACAGTGGTCTGAGGTTGTCCCTGATTCTGGGCGTACGCCTTCTCCATCTCCCGACGACGGGTGATCTCGCTAAGGACAAGGAACTGAGGAACCTGACCGGAAGGCATCTGCACCTCCCTGATCAGTTGCTCCATCGGCATGCCCTTGAGGGCGTCCTGAACCTCGATGACGTTCATCATCACTGAAGACCCTTATAGAGACCGAGAAGCGAGATGCCTGTGCCGAGCGCCTGCTGCCCTGCACTGGGGGTGGGCTGATACGTTGTCGCAGTACCAGCAGGTGCGACCGGGAGACCACGAAGCATCGTAGAGACTTGCCCCAGTTGTTCCATGGGATACCCCTGTTGCCGCAGGAAGTCCTGATAGGCCACATCAAGCCCAGCCTGCCCGCGAGCCATCTCACCGAGACCTTGCGCTTCCAGAAGCTGCGCACCCTGAATATCAGCGGCGCGCTGGCGCTCACCCAAGCCAGCCAAACCAGACGCTGTACTTGCCAACGCTTGATAACCGGCCAGCGCTTGGCCCGCGCCGAACTGACGGGACTGCTCGATAGCCGCTTGGCGGCGTGCCAGATCCTCATAGCGAGCGGCCTGAACGCGGGCAGCTTCAGCAGCCTCCGCATTGCCAGCACGGGCAAACTCAGCAGCCTGTGCCGATTCCCTGTTGGCGAGTTCAGTGTAGCGCGCCTGATCGACACGGGCCTGTTCAGCCGCTGCGGCCTGCTGAACCCTAGCCGCCTCTGCTGCGCGCTGCTGCTCCACCTGCATACGGGCAGCGCGATCAAGACCGAATTGCTGTGCCGCCTGCTCAAACGCAGCTTGAGAACCACGCGCTTGGATGTCGCCCATCTGGCGAGCAAGGGCCTCTTCTGCCAGCGCCTCCTGCACGGCCTGCCGCGAACCACCGAAAGCACCGGCCTGAACAGCCTGCGCGGCGCGCCCTGCACCCTGCCGCTCAAACTCTAGTTGAGCCTGACGCTGCTGCTGCTCAACCGCAGACTGCATGTAGGGGGACATGTACTGCTGAACAGCGCCCCCGGTGAAGGTCTCTGGCTGCTGATACTGGAACTGCTGGAACTGATAGTCAGGACGGAACCCATACTCAGAGAACTGGAAGGGGCCTCTGAAGTCATACTGCTGGAACTCCCCGAAGGGGGTGAACTCGCCAGTCCTATATTGAGCCGCGCCTTCCAAACCAGTAATCGCACGACGGGTGGCACCCATCGCTTCATTCATACCGGCAATAGGCGTACCAGCAATCCCCCGGATCATCTCCTGAGACCCGCGGATATCCTGCGGGGTTTCAGCTAGGCGCTGCCCCTCGTAAGCCTGATACGGCTTGAGGCCTATCTGCTCCTGCCCTTCAGGGCCCTTGGTAATGTCGAAGATTTGCCCTTCAGTGGCTGACAAGAGCCGCTGGTAAGAAGGTTTAGCCCACTCAGGGACGTCCTGAATCTGCGTCTGCGTTGCCGACTGCCCGCCGCCCTTACCCATTTGTCAACTCCATCTTGTAGCAGACATACTCAGGCTTCCACCCGGTTCCCTTGAGAAGTCTACTCCAGCCCTCGCGGCCAGTGAACTCTATATGCGAGCATCCATTGTGGTCAGCGTGCTTACGCATCGCTTCGATGGTCTCGTGCATCCATGATGATATACCAGAACCACCGATCCAGTCCAACACCATCGCTCTGCAACCGGGGTAGGATGTCACCCGCGTAGTATAATAGCCGACAGGCGTGTCTCCACGAAGCACCATCCACAGGACGCTGTTGCCAGAAACAATGTCTGCGTAGGTGTCCGAGATATTTGTTCTGCCGTTCGAGCGATCTACCGCAGGCTTGAGCCAGCGCGCTGCATCTGGCCACATCGCGTCTAGCATATCGCGAGGTATAGCATAGACGCGGACATCCGACATTTACTGCATCACCATCTCACGCACCGCCTCTGGCGCGCGAGTGCCAGCCCTGTTCATGCGATCCATGAAGCCATCACCAAACTCATCTTCGAGCGCATCCGTTGAGTCCTTGCGGACGACAAACTCTCCGTCACTCAGAAGGACATCCTGCTCGCCGTCGATTGTGGCAGGCACCATATCGTCGGTCCCAGACCCGTCGCCCGGCCCACGGACTTCGCCATTTTCGCCATTAGCAAAGCGCGCAACAGTGTCATCGAACTCGCCTGACTGCACGCGGTCAACCAGATCACGCAGCGCGTCCTCTCCGTAAGTCTGAACGAAGGCGGCGAGGGCGATCTCAGGCTGAGGGTGCATGTTCTTGATGGCGCGGATCGCATCGACGATCACTGTCTTCTCGTTGCCGCCGGTAGGTGCGGCCTCCGCCGCAGGGGCGGCGAGCAGGTTGGCAATACCGCCCTCTTGCATGCGAACTACGCCGTAGCCGGGGATCATTCTCTGCACCGTGCCGCCCATCGCATAGCCGGGCACAAAGTAGTTGAACTCAGGATCATATCCGGGACGATACCCTACGGGTGGCGTGCCCGGCCTACGCGGATAGGGCGTGTAGCGAATGTCCAGCGGCTTTGACTTGGGAGGCCCTTCAGCCCTCTGCGGCGATGCGAGCGTCGAACCCATGGCAGAGCCAATGCCTGCGGCAGACGAACCAAACTGCAGTCCGCCTTGGAGTGTGGTTTGCAGAGGCGACAAGAACCCCGCAGAGGTAGTTCCCGGAGCTACTGCCGCAGCCTGTGCCGCCGTAGGGGGACCGTACATCCCTGTCGGCAAGCCTTTCATACCCATACTAGCAGCGCCAGCGCCACCGCCACCAAGTGCGCCACCCACAGCGCCAAGGGCTGTGCCGCCGAGGAACGAACCGAAGCCTGCCTTGATGCCTTCCCCTAGGTCGCCGGTTTCGGCGGTGCGCCCGAGGCCCGCGCCGATAGACGCAGCCATGAGCGGGTTAGCCCCGAGGAACGCGCCGAGAGCGCCAGTCTTTGCAAGACCTGCGCCCAAGAAGCTAAGAAGCATTGGCAGCATATATCTGCTCCTCGATCACTACGTCGTGTTCACTGTTACCGAACCGACTGAGCCAGTACCAGATGACCCACGGACATGAGGCGTGTTTGTCTCACTTATTTTAACATACCCGCCATGGTTAAAGATAGCCCCCGGCTCCAGACCAACGTCGTCAGTCTGTAGTGCCGTGAAGACTGTGAAGGTGTTCCTGCCCTCTCCGGGGTTGCGTGCCTGATCTAGGTAGATCGAGAACGCACGGATCACCTCGTTGAAGTACCGCTGGTCGTACTCCTTGGGAGGGATCGGGAAGTATGGTGCCGGTACAAGCCTGTTTGACATCAGCGCCTACCGTCTGGTCTGATATCAATCCTCGGTGATCCCAGTCTCCAGCCAATTCCTGTCGTCGAAGACTCGACGCGCAGCGCCATCGACCTGCCACGCAGGCGCACATAGACCTGATTGGTGAACTGCTCGACCGGCGTCGATGCAGTCTTTGTCACCGTCTCATTGTCATCCTGAAGGTAGGCACCTCCGGGGAAGTTACGCGCCTTCATCGTGAACACTACCGATGGCGATGTGGCAGTTGAGTTCCTAAACGTGATGTCAGGGATCAGACGGCTGACAAAGCTGAAGTTGTTGCCATCAGCAATGTCGAACTGGCTCGACTCGATGTAGGCGTTGATGCCTGTCGCAGGCGACGTGCTGCCGTCGTCGAAACCATTCTCATGGTAGTAGAGATAGCCATCAAGGCCAGCAGCTATCGGGAAGCCAACGACACCACGATCAATCCAAGCACTGCGCGCCATGGAGCCGTAGTACCAGACATTCTGCTCGTAGTTGTAGACGACGTACCTGTCGAGGTTGTCGCTGTTGGCAGAGGGATAGAACCACCAGATCTCTGCAAATGACGTGTTGGTCGAGCAGTAGACTTTTTCGATCTGGTTGGTGTTGAAGTTCGAGAATACATAGTCCCTGACAGAGCATGGCAGCTTCTGCACAGAGCCATTGTAAACATAGAACTCTGTCTGCCCCATCCAGAAGACGCTGTCGTCCACAGCTACAGCAGCGTTCGGCCCGACAATGGTGGTGCCCTCTGCGAGCATGTTTATACCGAAGGTGAACGGAGGCCCAAGATACTGCATCGCGTGGACGGATATGTCAGTGAATACAAGTATCTGCTGCCGCGTCTCGATGGCAGTGACGATACTTGAACCAGAGCCGACAAGCAGATCGCCCGCCGTGTTTGTGGTTGTCGGCGTCCAGTCTGCCGCGTTCTCCTGATCGGAGAAGCGAATGAGCAGAGGATCTTGCGTTGAACTGCCAAGAGGATTGCAGCCGAAGGCAATGACGTGCCTGTCAACGTCAGACACAATAATCTTCGCCGCGACAGTCGGAGGGTTGCTGGCACCAGTGAGCGATGTCAGTGGCACTGCACGCTGATCCAACGGCGTCGGAGCAGAAGCGTCCCAGTAGTATATCCCGCCATTATACACGTTGATGATGAGGTCTTCGCCAAAGTTGTCATGTGACCAGACCCGGAGCGTATCCGTCAGAGCGCTAACAGGCGCAGCAGACCCCCAAGTGCCTCTACTCCACGCACCAGCGCCCCAACCGTTCCCGTAAACCGAAGTGTTGATGCCTGTGTTGATCTGGTAGGCACCCACAACGGCAGCGCCGCCATCACCTACATCAGACGAATCCGCCACGACAGGTGTCGGCGTGTACTGTCCGTTGACCGTGATGTCAGCCACCGTGTCCACTGCACGAGCAACTATCGTGTAGGAGTTATCGTTTACGATGGTGGCGATCTGGTACTCTTGGTTAAGCACTGCGGCTGTGATCTGCCCGCCAAGACTGACAGCACCACTGAACGTGACAAAGTCACCAGCCACCGCGCCATGTGCCGTGTCGGAAACTGTCAGGACAGAAGAGCCGTCAACGGCAGCGAATGTCACATCACCAGCGGCTGTCGTCGCCCTGATGGGCGTGATGTCGTAGTAGCCTTCGCCCTCTTCGATGTAGTACTTCAGGTTGGTGCCGAGACCCAGATAGTTATCTAGGTTGATCGTCCTCCACGCATGCAGAGCGCGGCACGTCCCCAAGAAGGACTTCAGTCCCAGCTTTACCCAACCGCCGATCTTTTCTGGAAAGCCTGCGCGAAAGCGCATCTTGTCCATGTCGAACCAGCCGCCCTCGTTGCTGTACGAGGTGGTTTCCTTGTTGATGCCCGGTTGGAACTGTAGCTTGGTTAGCGGCATGAGCAGACCCCTGATCCCGGCATAGTATACACCAAAGAACGCCGGATGCTACTGGCCCATTCCTTTTACAGCAGAGGCAATGCGGCCAACCCATGTGCGCTTGCTCGCCATCTCAAGGGCTGCGTGTAGCGTCTCCTCATTCCGCCGAAGCCATCCACGACCGAAGGTGTCGAACGTGCGGAGGCCGCGATAGAAAGCCTCGCGCGCATCAGCCATGTCCTGCACGATTTCTTTCGGGTCTTTCTTTTCGACAGCCGCCAAGGTCGCAGGCCCAATGCCGCCATCAGGCGTCACGCCAACGATCTTCTGTAGCGCCTTTGCCGCGCGGCCAGTGCCAGAGTTGACGGCCCAGTCGAACACGGCCCAGTCCACGCCACCGGGAAGGTCGTCGCCACGCACCTTGTCCCAGTACAGCTTCTTGTACAACGGCGCGACATCCTTCACCGTCAACTTCTTCATCGCGTCCGGTGCAGCAGGCTTGCCGATCCACTCTTCCCAGACCTTGCGGGTGACACCCAAGTTGGTTTCCCCACCGGGGTCTTTGGGGTGATTGACGTAGCCACCCTCGTGCTTGAGGAGCATTTCCAAGCAGTCGTCGAAGTTCTCTTTCACTTCTTCCTCCTGAACAGTCCGATGAACCCGCGCAACATTTCTGGCGGGCTAGGTGCCATCCATCCGATCATAAACGCGATCCAGTACCAAATCGGGATGTCCGCAAAATTGTTGATCGTGACGGTTTCGACCGATGCGGCATCAACCTGCTTCGTCTCGGTGATGATATCGCGCCCAGCTTCAGTTCGTTCTTGATTGGCTACAACTTGCTGAGTGTTCTCTTTGCCAGCCTGAACATTCGCAGCCACATTCGGCCCGCCGCCACCCAACATCCCAAGAGGCAACGCGCCGCAGGCGGCAAGGAACAGGAACAGTAGGAGGAGATTAATCCTCATGGCTTCTCTCGCGCGTGCGGACGTAGGCACTCGCCCCCATGAAGGCAGCGACCACCGCAGCCTGAGATGTATAGAACATCGTCATCAAGCCATTCAGCACCTCAACCCTGTCTGTCGGTAGAATCGGCAGAATCAGACCCAGCGTCAGCAAGACCATCGACCCCATGGCCACCCATGCCATCTGTCTCTGTTGGTCCTGCTGCTTGTCCCAGTTGTCGATGCGAAGCAGCTTCTCGTGCCGGTTGATCTCTGAGTTACTGACAGTGCCGTCGCCGTCTAGATCAGCTACGTCCAGCAGGCTGTTGGGTTCCAGTTTTTTGGGGGTCATGAGTGGTTCTCCAGATACAGCCACAGCACAACGGTCATGAATGCCGTCACGCTCGTCAGCATGAGGAAGATGAGTAGGCCAGAGACCAACATCTCCTTGATCTCTGCCTTGCGGTGTTCGTGCGCCGCTCTGCGCTTACGAATCTCTGCCTCTGTTCTCAAGAACTCTTCCCATCCGCTCTGGCCGTAGCTGAACTGGACGTAGGTGCGAAGCTCGTTGCGCTGTGCTTCGATCTTTTTCTTGGCAGCAAAGACCTCCATGGCCTCTGCCTGAGCGCTGCCGCTGAATGCCTTGTACCAAGGCGGGTCTTCCGCCTTCCTCTCGAAATACTCCAAGTCAGAAATGGCACTAGCCCATTCGGAGAGTTGACCTCCCATATCCTGCAATT